GTTCTCTAACACGTCTATCAACTCATTAAGATACCATTGTGCTTTCTTTAAATCTTCTGCACCATTCTTATACCTGTATCTCCATAAGTATTTCATAATGTTACCTTGTAAATAATATTCAAACCCATCATCTGTCATAGCTTTAATGGCTTCAATAGTTTCAATACCTGCTTTGTTATAATGAGGTGGGTGGTTTACCATATCCTCTTTTGTTTTGCCTGATAAAAATTTAGGTTGATTGCCTTCCATTTTCTTTCTCATCTCATCAGAGACTTCACTAATTTTCTTTCTTATCATATCTCTATACCTCATATTAATGTTTAGTTTTATTCTTAAAGTCTATGTGTATGACCTTACCATCTTCTGCTTCTAGAGTCAATGCTTTATCACTATTAGGTATATCAAACATATCTTGTACAGGAAGACATCTATCTGCTAACTCTTCTGTCGCATCTCTAAACACTTTGTTCTCTTCCATTAAAGGAACAGATGCACATATCTGTCTTACAAAATTAATCATAGCTTCAAAGTCGTTGTCATTAAGAGGATTGCCATTGTCTACTACCATCTTTAAAGACACCTCTCCATTCCAATTCTTTTCTTTAGTTAAGTGTGGACTTACGACTACAATAAAATCGTAAGGGGTAAATTTAGTTTTCATCATTTTTTTATTCTCCTTATTTTTGCTCCTTTAAATTCTATAAAAGAGGGATGTTTATTCTTGCCTTTTTCTTTTAACCAATCTTCAGGAATTATCCTGTCGTAGAACATAAACCCATGTTTAATACACCATTGGGCATAGGTAGACTTTGCACCTTTACTTAACTTCCTTTTGCTATTTTCAAATACAAATCGTAAATCTAATTTAGGATGTTGTTTCTTTATCGCTAAATGTTTACGTCTATCTGTAATTAAGAATCTTCCTTTAGTTTCTATAATGATACCATTATCTAATATAAAGTCAGGGGTATAGGTGCGATAGGCTAAGTCTTCCCACTCTATCTTAATAGACTCGTATGCAAATTTGCATTTAAGTTCTGTAAGATACTCGGATAGCTTATGCTCTAACCCACTTCTATACCCATGCTTTAAAGCACTACGATATGCTTTAGTTTGAAACACTAAAATTTCCAACCTGTAAAAGGACTCCATTCAAGAGAAGAATAAGAAGACCTATACCCTAGAGCTTTCATCTCTTCTTTTACTGCTTCGTCTGCTAATTTCTTAGCTTCCATAGCATCTCTTAATCCTGAAGTTCGCCTTTCACGATAGGCTTTCTTTGCTTCTAGAAGTTCTTTCTCCATACCTTCTATCTGCTTTTGCATTTCTTCTAACGTAGGTTCTGACATATGTTACTCCTTTCCTAGTCTAATATACTGAACCATCTTTGGTTCTTTTGCAGATGACATCTGTGCAGGTAACTCTTTTAGAGTATCCCAACAAGTGTACCTAAAATCACAGAATGTACAACTTTTATTTAGAACAAGATTACCTGTGGGTTTACCCCTAAAGTATTCCTGTTCAGGCTCAAAGCAACGAGTTAAGTTTTTACTTAATGCTTTTTTAATTGTCGCTTTCATTTCTCCAATAACTCTTGGCTTATCAACCTCTTTAGCTGATACGTATTTAAATTGTCCATTGGACTTATTAACTACCCACCAACCACCAACGTCTTTACCACTAGCTTCTGAGTAACCTACAAGTTGTCCTACATAACCAAAGGCATCTCCCTTAGATAAAGATTCAAAGGAATCAAACTTATATTTGTAAGACCAATCTGATGCAGATTTAATATCATCAACACAATCATCAAGCACTAGGTCATACGTACCTGATACCTTGTGCTCCCCTATATCTAATGTAACTTCATCACTATCTTGATACTCAACTTTAGCTTCTTTAAGCAGAGCTTTAAAGACTGCTTCCACTATGTCACCTATCATCATAGTAATAAGAAAGTTTGTAGACTTAGGTAGAGCCTTATCAGGGTGGTTCTTTTCAAACCACAACTGACAAGAAGGTTTGCCTATATTAGACATACGTAACCTAAACCCATCACGAGCACTGTCGCTACCAAACTGCCGAGTCATGGCATCCTTTACATCAGATGCCATTTCCTCAATAGTCTTCGCAGACATTTGCTTTTTCCTAGCAAGTATATCCTCTAAGAGTTTATGTATTGCTAGTTCTGCTCTGTGATTCATTACTTTGCTTCCACGTCAATGAATGCATTATCATCAGTAACAATGTCATCAACAATCTGAGACATATCAGAGTCTACTGATTTCTGAGAAGCATTAGTGCTCCACTCATTAACAATGTACTGATTATAATTCTGAATCCAAGACATGAAATCTCCAAAGATTACTTGGTCTTCATCAGTAAGGCTTACTGTCTTAGATACATCTAATGAACTCACAGGTAGGTAGAACACACTACCATTAGGTAGCTTACGTTCTTCTGTAGACAGAGAGATGTGATGCTGAACAGGTAGTCGTTTCATCTGTGCTAACTTCGTAAAGTTATTACCAACAGTTTTAAACGCATCCCTATTATCTATCTCCCATATAAATGGGGTAGTCTTAAAGTCAACACTATCTCCTTTTGCATTACATGGTTCTTCCAAATCAACTAACCCAAAGATAACACGCACTCTTTTAATCTGCTTGATTAAGTCTTGCGTTTCCGTAGGTAAAGATTTAAAATCTTCTATGTAACCTGCAGGTTTGCCACAATTAAACCCACCTTGATTATCTTTAAGGTCTTGATTTAATGTGTCTGCCATTACTGTCTTATGATAGATACCCATAGGCTCACCCATCTTAGCATTGATATTCTTTACAAATCTCTTGTACATATATCTCTGCATAAATGGTCTTATCGTAGCAGTCTTGCTATAATAAGTATCACTATCAGGTATCTCAAGTTTATAAGTGCCACCACTTACAACCTCTACATTTACACTCTTTCCTTTAACTTCAGTCTCACCCATTATTGGTGTGTGACTTATTCTAAAGCGAGGTAACTGTTGAGTTTTCTTCTCGTTCTTAGAAGAACCCTCATTGGCAATACCCATTGCCTTTGCCATAGCTTCATAATTATTAGTGTCTATGGTCACTAAGTTTGTATCAGTCATATATTACTCCTTTCGTAATCAAATGTCTTATAGTTATATCAGTTAATGTCTTTAGTGTCAAGCCAATTATCTCCTATTTTTGCTTCCAAAAGTAGGGGAACATTTAACTCGGTACTAAACTCTCGTTGTATAATATTCTTGAGGTCAGTATTGATTGTCTTTAGTATAAAGACTACCTTCTGATACTCATCAGGGTGGACATCAATTACTATACTATCATGTACTGTATTAACAATACAAGATTGTAGTCTACTTAACATCCTCTCTATAGATATTAATACAACAGGTACAATGTCTGCAGTAGCAAAACTCTGCACAGGATAATTCTTTATCTGTGTAAAGTTTGATACTGTACCATTCATCCTTCTTGTAACATCAGGAAAAGCAAATTCTCTTCCTGATGGTGTTCTTATCATGCCTGTATCTAGAGCTTCTTTAGCCAATCTGGAATGCCATGATGCGATACCTTTGTATTTCTTCGTGAACTGTTGGTAGTAACTCGCTTCTGCCTGTGTTCTTCCAAAGCCTGTCGCTCCATATAACGGAGCAAACGTATGTGCTTTGGCTTCCTGCCTAGTCGTAGGCTGACCTGATTCCGTAATGACGTTAGCAGTGTACGAATGTACATCAAAACCTGTTTGAACTTCATGTATAGCCACCTCATCTTGTGATAAATAGGCAGCAGTTCTAAACTCTAGTTGTGCAAAGTCTGCTTCAAGAATCTTGCCACCTTTCCAACGTGAAACAAATACTTTCTTTACAGGAAATGTACCCCCTCTAGGCATATTCTGCATATTAGGGTCTGCTCCACTAAATCTTCCTGTTGCAGTTCTATGTTGTAATAATCTAACATGAAGCATACCATCTTTTTTGGTAT